TACAATCCCTGTTCCACCATTTCCACCTACACGTGACGTTCCAAGTTCAGTATCGCCGCCTCCGCCTCCACCGCCTGTGTTTGCAGTTCCATTTGATCCTGCCGCCTCTGTTCCTCCGTTTCCACCTCCACCTGCTCCCCCTGTACCACCAGTCGTTTTACCACCGCCGCCTCCGCCTCCTGCGTATGTAACCGATGTTCCGCTAATACTTGAAGCTTCTCCAGCTCCGCCGTTCCCTCCTGTGACATCTGACCCATTCGCGCCTACCGCACCTTTTCCTCCTCCTCCTCCTGCACTTTTTTCAAATCCTCCTGAACCTGTTACACCATTTCCTCCATTGTTTCCTTGTCCTGAAGGAGACGCTGTACCGCCTGTTCCAGAATCAATAGAACGGCTCGCACCTCCACCTGCCGAGCCACCATTACGCCCATTTATAGAGTCATAAGATCCACCACCGCCACCCCCCGTTGCAACAACGTCAGTGTCGATTGAGCTATTACCACCGTCTCCCCCGACAGATATTCCTCCAACTCCTCCCGATCCGATAGTTATTGTGTATGATTTTGCAGTTAATGAAAGAGTGCCTGTCTTCATTCCACCTGCACCACCGCCACCACCGGCAAAAACGTTACCTGAATCATCACCACCTCCTGCTCCACCTCCTCCAACGACTAAATAGGTACAATCAATCGCAACAACTGAAGTAAATGTTCCAGAAGTTAAAAAAGTATGTATTGTTTGTCCACCGCTTTGAGTAATTATTCCTCCAGATGATAGTATGTTTGGAACACCACCTAATTTTTTAATTCCTGAGTATGTATCGTAGCTTACTATAACAACTCCTTTTCCCCCATTTGCCCCTGTTGCGCCTCCTCCTCCTCCACCTCCAAGTCCATCCGTTCCTGCAACCTGATTCCCACCAGTTCCATATCCACGCCCTCCGCCACCTGCCCCACCTGCCCCCCCTGTGCCTGTTGCGCCTCCTCCTCCTCCTCCGGCATAAGTGACTGACGAACCAGATATTGAATATGCAGTTCCTGCTCCTCCGTTTCCTCCATTATTTGTTGATCCGTTTGCTCCAACTCCAGTGTTCCCTCCTCCTCCTCCAGCTCCGTAGTTACTCTCAACTCCAGTTCCTCCGTTTTGCCCTTGTGAGCCTGTTCCTGCAGTTCCTGTGTAATATGCGTCAGCCCCTCCTCCGCATCCTCCGTTTCCTCCGTTATGGCTTCCTGCTATTGATCCAGCTTCTCCCCCTCCACGACCTCCGCCTGTTGCCGTAATTGTTCCAAATACTGAGTTTCCTCCATTTGTACTATTTCTTGAATTAGTTATTCCACCAAGACCTCCTGCTCCAATAGTTACTGCTATGTCCCCAGATGCAATAAAAGTAGCACTATATTGTATTCCACCGCCGCCGCCCCCTCCTCCACGACCTCCTGTCGCACCGCCTCCTCCACCGCCTGCAACGACTAAAACTTCAACAACCCCTATTCCTTTACAACTGAATGTACCGTCTGAAGTGAATGTATGAATAGTTTTTCCACCAGAGTACGTGACAGTCCCACCTGTCGCAATGAAGTTTGTTACTCCAGCAATCTTCTTTATTGACCCTGCCATAGATTAAGTTCGTTCAATTTGTACTAATTGTGGGAGGAAGAACATACGATCTGCATGAGTTGCAACTCCCATTATTTGAACCACATCATCAGTACCGGATGGAGCCGTTTGTGTAAGTGTGTTTCCTGTAGTACCCGTTACAGTTCCATAGATAAACCCTCCTACTGTCCAAGCCCATGCGTCATTTCGAGCAAATCCTCCGGGAGCTAAATATACCCCATCAGCATTTGCACTTATTGAGGCAGTTGCCATAAAAAGACCAGACATTGAGGCTATAGCGTCAGCATCGATTAAATGAGCCTGACCGTCTGCATCTATATAGCAAATATCTCCAAAAGCTTGATTTTCATTTGCATTAAGAGTAACTATAGGCCCGGATACGCTTACATCTGATGTTGGAGCTGCAATTAGAACACCCCCTGCGCCTGTGTCTCCCTTAGCTCCGGCTGTCCCGGTATCTCCTTTTGCGCCTGTTGTTCCTGTGCCTGTGTCACCTTTTAACCCGGCAGTTCCTGTGTCTCCCTTATCGCCAGCTGCTCCGGAAGTACCCGTGTCGCCTTTAGTACCCACACCTGTATCTCCCTTGGCTCCATTTGTCCCTGCCGTGCCTGTATCCCCTTTTGTGCCGACCCCAGTGTCCCCTTTTAAACCTGTATCCCCTTTCGTTCCGGCTGATCCGGTGTCCCCTTTTGTTCCGATGCCTGTATCGCCCTTAGAACCTGTATCTCCTTTTTCTCCATTATTGCCAGCCGTCCCGGTATCGCCCTTTACCCCAACACCCGTGTCGCCCTTAGCTCCATCTGATCCGGCAGTACCGGTATCGCCTTTCACTCCGGTGTCACCTTTTACAGTTGATGCTGCGCCTGTATCGCCCTTTGTGCCTATTCCGGTATCACCTTTTGTACCCGTGTCGCCCTTAGCACCCTGCGCGACCCAAATATCCCACCAAGATGTATCAGTTGGTAAATGATTTAAATTTGTGTTTTGCTTTGAAATATAAGAGGAGTTATTGTATGAAACTCCATCATCTATAACGTAAGTTGTAGCATCACTCCATGCCCCTTTCCAATCTACACCTGCGCCAGCTATACCCTGCGCTCCTGTGTCACCCTTATTTCCGGTATCTCCTTTTGACCCGGTATCACCTTTTACAGTAGAGTCGGCCCCCGTGTCTCCTTTTACGGACACTCCAGTATCGCCTTTTCCTCCTGTGTCGCCCTTTGGCCCTGCAACAGTAGAGTCGGAGCCTGTATCTCCCTTTGACCCCGTATCGCCTTTATTTCCAGCAGTTCCGGTATCCCCTTTAGTGCCAAGGCCTGTATCTCCCTTCGTTCCAGCTGATCCGGCCACACCTGTATCGCCTTTCGCTCCTATTCCCGTGTCACCTTTTAAGCCTGACGTTCCTGTATCGCCTTTTTCTCCTGCGCCTGTGTCTCCCTTGGAGCCCGTGTCGCCTTTGACGGTAGAGTCCGCACCTGTATCTCCTTTTATTGATACCCCCGTGTCGCCTTTAACTCCCGTGTCCCCTTTCGGGCCAGCAACAGTAGAGTTGGCCCCGGTATCGCCTTTGGAACCTGTATTTCCCTGAGTCCCGGTATCTCCTTTGTTGCCCTGAGTCCCGGTATCTCCTTTAGATGTAAGTGAGTTCCACTCTGTGGCCGATGTGGTAGGCTCCTGAGTGGTAGATGTAGTATTTACGATCCAAGCGGAGCCGGTATGTACGACAACCTGATTTTTTGTATATGTACCTGCAGACCATACTCCTTTAAACTCCAATCCCGATGATAAAAGAGCCCAATATGTAGCGTTAGGAGGAGTATTACCTGTATTATTGGCAATACAAATATATGAAGATGAAAGATAATCGACTATATCTCCTATTGTATAAGCTGTCCCAACGAGCCAAGTGCCTTTAGCCAACTCACTCAATAGTTTTGACATAGTTATGATTCAATTTTTGTTTTTAATGCCCACGATGGTTGTGCCGTCTTAGTTTTTGCACTCCAACCCGGCTGTTCGGTTAGTGACTTTAATCCCCAATTATTAAATGCTATTTGATATAAAAGAACCTGATCTTCAGCAGAGCCAACCATTATTTGTTGGCCATCTGGTGTCCTTATTTCCTCATCATCTCCCTCCTGCTGTATCTTTGTCTTTATAGTCCATGACATTTTATTTTTCTACAACTATCAATGTCGCACTCGCCTCACGTTCAATAAAGTTAACTGCAGTTATAGCATCAGGAACAATAAAGTCCCTTATTTGCCCTGCAGGTATAACCTCATCAAAGTTTGCAGCTGTGACATCGGCTGTACCCCATTTAAAATAAATATCCTTAGTTATGGCATAAACGCTTATAAATGTGGTTGCCGCATTAAGTGTCACTTCGGTTGATGCTGATATACTGGCATCTACCGTTCTAGCTAAAGCAGCGACATTAGGAGTCAGTTTTAGTGTGGCTAAATTTTCCTGAGAGTATCTCAGTCTGCCCTTCTCATCTTTTCTAAACATAGTATTTTTTTAATTTATTGTGGGATTTTTAAATAGAATCCCACTAAACTATGTTATTTCTTAGGCTAATGTCCCTGCAACAATGTAATAATCAACACCGTCAATCATTACCTTAATTTTTTTGACTGGTGTTAATGTTTGACCTGTCGCATCGTCAACCATACCGTCATCAGTGGGATCTATTTTCAATAGGCGAGTAATTTTGTTACCCGGATATACAAAAATAGCCTGATCCATAGTGGCTGCACCGTTATTTGTCATGTACAGAAGTTCGTGTTCTCCTGTAACTGCATTTGCCTGATGGGAATCAAGCCATGCTGACGCAACGTGTGAGGCTGTTATGGCAGCACTTGCCTCGATAAGCCCATAGAGTCCGGCCATAAAGCCTGATCCTGTGAACGTACCATCTGCCCGTGCCTGACCGTATGTACCAACAAGCGTTCCATCTGTTTGAGTGTATCCAGTATCAAGTACTGCAACACCACGTGTGGACATAAGACTTGCCGTTCCATCAGCTGTTAGATGGGATTCATTATCAATTCCAAGAAACGTACCAGATGTTTTTGCCGAGTTTGCTCTTATTTGATAAGCATAATCCTCAGTTGTTCCACCTGTTGGCCGTACATCGAGCTTTAAGCGACCTCTAATCTGATTCTGTGCCGTTTTTGCGGCATTACCAGCATAGAGAGCACTGTTGACTCCAAAAACACTTATTCCGTTAATCTCTAGAGCTGTACGTGTTGCCGGAACGTTGATAACTACTCCTCTGTTAAATACTTTATCCATAGTTTTCTAATGGCCGTCCTTGTTTAAGGGAGATGTGCTTTCAGGCCATACACACTCTTACCTTTAATTTTTTAATTAGAAACCACTCGCATCCTGCGTCAAACTTACCGCAAGATCCGCACCGTCATCGAACATATACGCTCCGATTCCGATGACACCTTTTGGAAGGTCAGCGAATCCTTTTTCTTTGTCCCCGACTTTCAGCTCCACGAATTGAGTCACTAAGTCAATAGCTCCTCTAATCATGAATACCGCTTTCTGTTGCTGTAAGCTCCAGATATCGGCAGCTGCAGTAAGAGTCTCAGATACTGAGATATCACCGTACCCTGCAAATACCATATCCTCAGCAGAGGTACAAGTTACCTTGCGTTTTCTGCGAAGAATAAATTTGTCTCTATTGGACAACTCGATATATGCAGTTCCTGATCCAGCTCCACCTTCAATAGCAGCCTTAAGATTTGCTCTGGCTGTTGCCGCTTCAGCAATATCTACGTCTCCAGCACTAACTGGGGTTGCTTTGAATGTGAATGTAACACCGCTAATTACAACTGTGTCGCCTTCTGTTGGCTGAGTTGCAATTTTAAGTGATGCTGACCAAGGAAGGTTGTTATTTTGAACAACCGTCCATCCTTGCCATGGGCCAACCACACCATTTGCAAGTACTGAATCACCGAGATTGGTTTCTCTTTCACCCTTTGCACGACGCAGTTTAGCAACAGTTCGAGGGCCAAGAACAACGGCTCTCATTGCTGTTTCATAAGGAGCATCAAATGCACCGAGTTTGCCTTCAGCCTCTTCAAGAATATCTAAAATATTCGAGGAAGATACCAAGACAGGAGATCCTGAGATGCTATGGTTAGCACTTGAAATCTGACTCAAAAACTTCTGTTCCACTCTATTCATCAGTCCTTTTCGGATTGATTCTAATGAGTGAGAAAGAAGATTATAAGGAGTCTGATTCTTCTCAGTGATGTCAATGTCCTCTGCGGCATATTCAAATGTATCCACTGTCAACGTTTGTTTTGTTGCAGTTTTCGTATCAAATGAAATGTCGGAATGAGGTGTGTAAGTCCCTACCTGTGGGTGAGACAAAATAGGCTTATGTGCTTTATAACCGTTTGTACTTATAAGTCCTTCGAGAGATGTGTTTGCAAGATACACGGCACTATTGGTCGTGAATAAATCAACCTGAAGATCTCCCCAGAACTCTTTTCTAACGTCATCCATAGTAATAAAAAATAAACTTAAATAATATCTAAGAATGATTTAGAGAGATTGAGGATTTGTTAGCCTGTATGCTTACGTCTAGCTGCCTTTGCCTCAGCCCATGCTTTTTGTCCTTCCGGGGTATCTAAAGCAAAGTCGGCTGGATTTAAAGGTTTAGTCGGATCATAAGTTATTGCACCATTTCCTCTATTTGACCGCTTAGGAGTCGCATTTATAATGCGCTTTTCCTTTTCAGCTTCCTCTATCCTATTAACGATATAAGGCAACTTTGCGGCTTCCCTAACGGATATACCTTTCAGTTTTGCAAGCTCTTTGATTTCAGTCTTAATTTCCTCGGATGTCGATATTGTTTCCATGTCTCGATTCTCAAGTACTTCTGCGACTGTTTTAGCAACTAACGTGCTCACATCAGGCGTATCCTTCTCATCCTTCTTGACAGGAGATTTTTTAGCCTGCTCTCTGTACTTTATCTTTTGACTAATCGTCTTAGATAATTCCTTTCGATGGGCTTTTTCCCTTTCTACAAGTTTATTGACTAATTCCACATCAGTTTCAGGATCTAGTCCTAAATCTTCTGCAATCTTAGCCTTTAAATCTGCTTCAGGAACCTCCTTCAGCGACTCCTCCTCAGCTTTTTGCTCCTCTGGTGTCAGTTCGAGGGTTTCATCTTTTTTGTCCATAGGACTTTATTTTTTGCCTTTTCAGGCGTTTGTAACTAACTAGCAATATGCTAGTTAAATCTAAGAAATAAAAATATTTCCTAAACTTAACTCACATATATTCAGTATAACACAAATCCGACTGTCAATAGATTATTTATTATCGTACTTATGCCCACATGCCGGGCAAGTGTGCATCATTTTCACATCGACATACTTTACTGTATATTTTCTACCAACTATAAATTGTTTTGCAAGATTAGCATATCCGGGCCCGTGAACGTCTATAGAGTATCTCCTAATCTCACGATTTCCGTCTAGTATAATAGCCGTATTTCCCTCTATTTTTTCTTCTTTTATCTTTTCCGGGATAGTGGGAGCTTCTAGAGCATTACCCTCAACCTTTACCTCAGTGTTCCGAGTATTTCTAATACTTTCCTCAAGCTCTGCTTTTGGAATACCAATAAAAGGAAGGCCTAACTCTTTCGCTGTTTTTTGAAGTTCTTTGTATGTCATATTTATAATAGTAACAAATTAATAATTAATTCACAACTTTTTTACTAACAACAATAGTAAAAATATTGGTCATTTGTTTAGCATCTATCTCCTCCGGTATATCTGAAATATCCAAAGTAAGAAGATCAACGGTTGTTTGTTCCTCAAGGACTTTGTCTATTTGTTTAAGTTGTTCCTCTCTTCCTTTTATTGCATTCTCGTACTTAGCCTGAAGATCCTTTATCGCAGTTTCAAATTTTACTTTATCCTTTATATCATATACCTCGAGACCATCCTTAATCATTTTTCTCGGTACTCCGTTATCTTTTTCGGCATATAACTCGGCCATCTTTATTCTTTCAACGTTATATGTAGCAAATTCTTTTGATTCGACATACATTTTTCGTATAGCCTCAACTTCCGGTTCAAGAGTAAGGGTATTTCGTGCAATAACGTAAGCAAATCGAACACCTTTAAGATTTCCGACAGCTAAAAAAGATTGATAAAGACCGACTATTTCTTTTTTTGTTAATTGTATATTCATAAAATAAATTATATCATAAACCGTACTTTTGCAACACCTTTGTTTTTCTCTTTTGCCTATCCTTTTTCAAAACCTCCCGTTTGTCAGGGTTTTTTGCCTTTTCTATTGCCCTTTCTACAAAATCCTTAATTTGTTTTTTGGTGTGTTCATTTCCCATATCAAAGACCAAAATCCTTACCTCTTAACTTAATATCCTCCGCAGTTAATGTTTTTTTCTCTACTAAATTCATAAAAGGAGATAGTATTTCCTCAAGTATAGTTATTGCAATTGCCCGGGCCTTTATAGTTTCTCCAACCTCAGCATTTGATTTAGTATCAAGCCCTTTTATGGAGTTTAGTTCGTATATTTTGGAGTAAATATGTGCCTGAAGATCATCGAAGTATGGGCTTTCTTTTATTTTTTTAATCAGTTCTTCATCCATATATTTTATTATATCATAAACCATAACCTTTTTTAATAGTGTCTTTTCGCTCTTCTCGTTTCTGTCGCATTATAGCCTGTTGAATTTCGCTTATAGGAGCCTCGGCTATTTCATTTTGCATAGCTAGACTATCCGCCACATCATCATGTGCACCTTTTGGAAATACGGTCAACTCAGCCTCTAAATCTCCGCACTCTCCGTCAATATGCATAATAGATCCGCTTGCATACCGGGGAATAAGACCACGTATCCGGATCTCCTTTTGAACGGTAGGCTGTTTAAGAGGAATAATATTGGGAAATTTATTTATTTTACGGCACTCATCGTCATAAAAAGGCTTAACCGCCTTTAAATATACCGTTTCCTCAATGCCTATTTTTTCAAACCCCTCGTCATGAAGCTTGAAGATATAGTTCAACAGCTCTTTAGAATCGAAATGTACCCCCATAGCTTTTAAATTCCATTTATTCTCCTTATCAACATAATTTCGTATAATGCCCGTGTTGTCATTTTCCAGTCCCTTACCACCCGGATCGATAGTAGCAAACTTCCGGGTATCCAAACCTTCAACCTGCGCCCACGTTCGGCTTTTAAACCACACCTCCTTAAACTCCTGATTAGCCGAGGTAATTGGATGTTGTTGATATAACGCACTAAACTCATAAGGCCCTAGTTGATTCTCAATTTTCTGTAATTTTTCTATTGGAAACTTCTCAGGCCATAATGCCTCCCCCTTATCTCTAAAATCCTCATCCTTTACCGCTATGGCCGGAAACTCTACCATTGTCCATTTATCATAGTTTGTAAGCCCCTCCGCCTCATCCTGCTTTTGTTTTTTCATCAAACGGCCAATAATATCATCCTCATGCCACCGTGTAGATATAACAATAATAGCCGTAGCTCCCTCCTGTCGGGTATAGAACGATGATAAGTACCAATTCCACCGGGAATCCCGGATAGTTTTTGAATCTGCCTCTTCCCGGTTCTTGAAAAGATCATCAATAATTCCTATTTTAAATCCCTTTCCGGTAAACGCACCACCTGCACCTGCTGCCATATACCCTCCGCCCTCCTCAGTCATCCACTTACCCTTAGCCGTTGTATCGTAGCGCAACCTTGATTTAAATATGCTTTGATAGGCAAATGATTGCATAATATCGCGAGTACCCTGACCAAAGTCAACCGCCAGCTCCGAGGAGTATGATGCAACTGCTACAGGCCATTCGGGATGATGACCTAGAGCCCATGCAGGAAATTTTTTAGTAGATAACTCACTCTTTCCGTGTCGGGGAGGTACTGTAAGAATAATACGTGCATCCTCGCCTTTTTCCACCTTCTCAAATGCAGACTGTAAAATAGCAGCCAATGTCTCATGAAACCACGTGTCCTGATAATCAGGGTCTGTAGCTATAGCAAAATCTATTATATTTTCACGAGCTTGATGTATCACAAGACTATCTTTTTCTTCCTGAGATACGCTCTGCAATCCTGTTAATTTGTTCATCATCAAATGTACTTTTTAAATTACCCTCATGGGATATTGTCTGTGGAGCCTTGCCCTCTGTTCTATCAGTAATTTCCTCTAAGTACTTTATATCGTCCCGAGCCTTAAATACTGCCTGATAAGCTATCTCCTGTGCAACCGTCCTCACCTTTTCAGGATGTTTTGTCTGCCATATTTTAAATTGTGCGACAGATAACCGAATAAGCATATTGTAGTTGTAGCTTATAGAGTCCTCCTTCTTCCAACGGCCCGATCTGTTCATATCCTGCGGACGTTCTTTAAATCCACCCTTGCCCGTTGGATTTCTCCTGTAATCTCCTTTTTTATATTTCTTTTTTATAGTCATTTTATTGTAGGTGTTCCCTTTTCCCATCCATTATCGCTATTATTATGGGTAAACTTATAATATCTTTTTCGTATGACATCGACATAGTGGGGATCTAACTCCATCATATAACATACTCGTTTATTCTGCTCGCAGGCAATAAGAGTGGAGCCGGAACCTCCGAATGCATCCAAAATAATATCTCCGCTTTTGCTGCTATTTTTTAGGGCTCTATCAATAAGAGCTATCGGTTTCATTGTAGGATGCTCTTTTGATACGGAGGGCCGGGCAATATCCCACACGGTAGTTTGATCACGTCCTCCATAAAAAGAATGGGATCCACCATCCATCCAGCCATATAAAATAGGCTCATGTTTCCATTGATAGTCTTGTCGGCCCATAACCATACTGTTTTTGTTCCAAATAATGCATTGCTTAAGGAGAAATTTTGCATCTATAAACGCTTTTCTGAAGTTTAACCCCTCACTATCCGCATGGCACACATAGATAGAAGCTCCGCTTTTTATGGATAGGGCAATATTTATGAATGCATCGTAAAGAAATTGATAAAAGGTTTCATTACCCATTTTATCGTTTTCTATTTTTAAAGCATCCTTTGTTTTTCCCGTGTAGTCTACATTATAAGGAGGGTCGGTAAATACCATGTCAGCACGCCCCCCCCCCAACAAAGACTCCATGTTGGCTGCGTCTGTTGCGCTTCCACACATAACTCTATGTACTCCCAGCTGATATATCTCCCCCAATACACTCTTTGCAACGCCTGTTTGTACCTTAGGAGGCTCATCCTGCATCGCCTCATCAGTATCCCATTTCTTTTGGTCTATTCCCCAATCTTGTAAAGGTAAATCAGACCAGTCTTTTTTTATAAGCTCGTAATCCCAATCGCCATCCGATATATTGTCCAGAATAACAAACTTACGTTTTTCCTCCTCACTCCATCCAGCGCAACTTGAAAAATATTCTTTTTTCAACTCAAACCCATCCTTTACT